CTACTAAAAAAACTAAATATGTCTGAAGACAGAATTATCCTTTCTATGGTAGAAACAGAAAATGGTATCGAGGTTCATGTTGCAGAACAAGCCTATGAAAATTTTGCTGTTATAGGTTTAATAGAAAAAATCAAGATGGATTTATTAAATAGACCAGAACTTCCTATTTATGATCTAAGAAAGAAAAAAGGTAAAGAAAAAAGTTCCCAGAATTATGATGCGTAAGTTTAGAAAGAAACCTGTTGAGATTGAAACAGTTCAATGGACAGGAGAAAACACAACTGAGATATTAGCTTTCTGTAGAGATTGCTTTAGTTATCAAAAGGACAGCAAACCAATTCTTGTAATTAATACTCTAGAAGGTAACATGACAGCTTCAGTAGGAGACTATGTTATTCAGGGTGTTAAGGGTGAATTCTATGCATGTAAACCGGACATCTTTGAGATGACCTATGAAGAAGTAATAAATTAAAAACCAACATAATGAAACCGTTTAAAAAATTAAGAGGTAGAACTATTCTACTAAGTGTGCCTGAAAGAAAAAAGTCTGCTATTGAACTATCTGCTAAGGATGAAGACATGATCATGCAAGAAGCTGCAAAGATGTGGAGTAAACTTACTGTTTATGCCATAGGAGATAAAGTAGAAGAAGTACAAGAAGGAGATCAAGTATATGTAAGAACATCATCATTAAACATGGAGACTGTAGAGAGAATTGAAATTGATGGTGGTATCAAGCTTGTTCTAAATGAAGGTGATGTAATTATAGTATGGTAAGTCATGGCAACAAGAAATTATAATACATATACTCCAAGTCCAGGTGATAAATACTCTCCATATGCAGATATGACCAAGGATGTTTATGGAAAAGATACCAGTATTACTACCAATCCTTGCCCTACAGCAGAAGAAATAGACTGGACTAAAAGAGTTGTAAAACTTGATGAAGGACCAAGACCAAACTACTATGGTGGCAAGGATAATCCATATGAGGTATTTCAGGTGTTAGAAGCCTGGGGACTTGATAAAGATTTTTATTTAGGTAACGTAATCAAGTACTTAGCTAGAGCAGGAAAGAAAAATAAATTGACTGAAAAGGAAGATTTACAAAAAGCTTTAGTATATTTACAAAAAAGAATTGACTCACTATGATAACAAAAGCTATAGTGTTTATTATTGCATTGGGTATACTTGGATTTTTGTTCCTGGTACATAATGCTATGAGTAAACCTATATATAATAGAATGTCTAATGTTTGGGAAGATGATCCTGAAGGTAGAAAGTATGCTAATATGACATTGATATTTATGCTTGCTATTTCTTTTATACTGGGACTAATGATGTAAACCCTGCTACTCTCCGATAATAAAGATCCTCAGAATTTTTTTTCTGAGGATTTTTTTATTTAAAATATTTTTCGTATATTATTATGTAATTAAAATTTTATATCATGGGAGCTTTACCAGAATTTGAAAATGTAGATAATGCTAGATCTACGATGCCTGAGTATAAATCTAAACTTACTCAGATGTACCAGTACCTAAACAGGTCGGTAAATAAGTTTTTCTTTGATTGGGGTTACAAACTTGCTGTGCAACGAGTATATGCCAACAATGCTGCTGCAGTTGCTGCAGGATTGAAGAAGGGAGATTGGTATGTATCAGTATCAGGAACTGACTTAATTGTAAAAATTGTTCAATAATTAAACCTAGAAATCATGGCAGATGAAATACTAAATGAACAAGCAGCTAAAGAAGCAGCTTTGAAAGCAGCAAGAGAAGCAGAACTTGCTGATCAAGAATTTAAACTAGATGAAGGTTTACTTACTGATGAGGAACTTGCAATCTACATTGAAACTTGGAAGAAAGAGCAAGCAAAATTAAGAGCTATCAGTTTGAAAAAACTTAAAGAAGCAGAAAAAGAACTAAGTACTAATGAGACTTTAGTAAATCAAGGAAATCTTGCAACATTACTTTATACATGTTCTAAGGTTGAACTAAATAATGCTGAAGCTAAAGCAGCTGAGTTAACAGCATTTATTGAAGCATTACTTAGACCTGGTATTTATAGTTCAGTAGCTGATGCACTAGAAGAAGGATTACCAATTGGAACATTTATTATTGTAGATGATCCTAGTACTGATGAAACAGAATTTAAGATTCAGGTTGTTCTTGAACCTTCTAGAGTTGAAGGTGATGAAACAAAAGAAGAAGTTGGTGAACCTGCAGAAGAAGCATCTCCTGAAGCTTAACTAAGTATTAATTATGTGCAGCCCCTAGTGGGCTGTACTTTTAAAAATTAAAGCTATGTCAAACAGTATAGGAGATTTAAGAAATAGTGGGAACCAGGGAAATAATTTTCCTTGGCAACTCAAAATGCTTGAAGGTTTACAGAAAATCTATGATGAAGTAAAGAAACCTTTGACATGTGCTGAGGATAGTATTTCATTATGTGGACCTGCAGGAGGATTACCTGTTGTTATTGATTGTAATGATAGAATAAGTTTATGTGTTAATGGTGCTATAGTAAATTCTACAAATGCATTACCAGTAACAGTTACAAATCCATTACCATTAGAAGTAAATATTAATCAAGCTAATGATAGCATTTTAATCTATGGTTTTGATGGAACCACAAATCAACCAATTTCAGTAGATTCATCAGGTGCTGTAAATGTTAATGCAACAGTAACAATACCTACTCCACTTCCAGTTAGTCAAGATGCCACATCTAATCCATGGACAGTTAATGGTACTGTAGCATTAGATGCAGCTACCTTAACAGCATTAGAAAATATTACTGTACAAAATGGTGCAGGAGCAGCAGCTGTTAATATTCAAGATGGAGGGAACTCTATTACAGTAGATGCTGTATCATTACCATTACCAGCAGGAGCTGCAACTGAAGTTACTCTTGCTGCAGTAAATACTAAACTTACCCCAGCTACAAGAACACATAATACAGTTTCTGCAACAGGTGCGGGAACAGTTCCAGCAGGATCTTTAAGAGGTTCAGTTATGAATGTAGGTTCAGCAGCTGGTGTATGGAATGGTATTTCTATTCCTGCAGGTGTAGCAATTCCTTGGGATGCCGTTGGTCCAAGAGATACTTATGGAGCAATTGCATATAATGCAACAGGTACAACATTAATTATTGAATACACAACTTAATTATTATGGGCCAAATAAGAAGGGATTTACCCAATAACCAATATCAAGCTGCAATTTTAGCTAATGCTCCATCTACATCAAATGTATTTGCAACAATAGCTGATTTGGCAGCACTTAGTGGAACAGCTAGTAAAATTATATTTGATGTAAAATATAATGAAGTTGGTGGTCTAGTAAAAGGACAAGCTGTTTATGTTAATGGAGCTGATGGTACAAATATAACTGTAGGAAAAGCAGATTATTCTACAGAAGCAACATCATCTAAAACATTAGGGCTTGTAGTTACTACAGGTCCTAATAATTTTCAGGGACAAGTAATTTCTGATGGTCTATTATCCAATATTGATACATCTGCAGCTGGAGCAGCAGGTGATCCTGTATGGTTAGGTGCTAATGGTAACTTGATTTATGGTCTTGCTAATAAACCTTATGCACCACAACATATGGTGTTTATAGGTATAGTTACTAAGAAAAATGCAAGTACTGGTGAGATATTTGTTAAGGTACAAAATGGTTTTGAATTAGAGGAACTGCATAATGTTCAATTAAAAGGTACAGGAAATGTACCTTTAGATGGAGAAGTTCTTACATACGAAGCAGCTACTCAGTTATGGAAATCTAAACCAGTTGTAAGTCAAAATGATTCACCACTTGTATTTGTTATTGCTGCAACAGAAGCAGCATTAGTAGGTTCACCTTTGTATTATAATGGACCTGCAAATGATGGTATTGGAGCAACATTAACTGCTACAATCAATGGTGTAGTTTCTGATGGAACTGCTGTAGGTAGAATTGATACTAATTATATACCTGAAGCCGGTGATCTTATTCTTGTTAAAAATGAAACTAATCAATTTTATAATGGTATATATGAAATTACTGATACAGGTAGTGTTTCTACACCATATATTTTAACTAGAAGTATAGATGTTGATGCTCCAGAGGAATTATATCCTTTACAAGTAAATGCATTTCAAGGATTAGTAAACGGTAGTAAATATTTTACTCAAACAAATACTGCATGGGGTAGTGCTACTCCACCAGTAGTTGGATTTGCAAATATCATATTTGCACTTACAACTCTTACTACAAGTCCTTTACAAATAACATTTGTAGATAATGTTACAAATGGGGTTCTTCCAGCATATACCTATACTCCAGGACCTGATTCCACAAAACCAGGTGTAGGAGCTACATTAGTAGCAAATGGATTTGGTACTTTAGTTGTATCAGGAATGACAGCTGGTGCTAGTACAACTTCATTAACTCAATTTACTACTCTTCTTGTTAGAAATGAAATTGAAACTCTTCCTTCAAGATCAGTAAGGTATAACGGTACATATCAAGTTATAAGTCCAGGAAGTGCTACATCAAAATGGGTATTAAGAAGAATAGATGATCTTGCTGCTGGTTTTAACAAAGCACTTAGAATTGTATTCTGTTCTCACAACGTATCTCCTTTTTCAGGAACTTATTTTATACCAACATGGAATCCAACTCTTTTAAATAAGAATATAGGTATAACTAGTGGTGTTGCAGTTAATATAAATAGAATTGACTATGTAGCTTATGCTCCTCAAAATGGAAGATTTGGTATTGCAAACTCAAATGGTGCATATAGTTATCATGGAACTTTGCAATCTGCAATTAATGCTGCTGTATCAGGACAAACTGTAGAAGTATTTGCTGATTACATAGAAACTACTAATACAAGTGTAATTCTTAAAAATGGTGTTAACATTCAAGGTAATGGTCACACATACACTTTGATTGGAGATGGTTTAGCATCTGCTTTAATTGATAATGGTGTAACTGCTGATTGTAAAATAAACAATCTTCATGTTGTCAGAAGTAGTACTACAACATATGATACTATAAACAAAGCTGGTTTAAATCTTACAGGTGCTTCAGCAATTGATTGTTCTGGTTCTACATTTACTGGAGTAAGATCTGTATCTGTTATAGTTAATGGACCAATAAAACTTTCAAATATTGTAGCTTATGGTTCATTCTCTTCTCAATTAGTAATAAGTTCAAGTGGTGCTGTAGTATCAAATGTTTATGCACATAATACTACACTTAATGGTTCATCATTTACAGGATGCATTACTAATACAGGTATTTTACAAAATGCAACTGCATTCCATACTGCTGGAAACCCTGCAATTACCAATGGTACAACAGGTAAAGCTTTAGGTTGTAGAGCCTACTCAACAAGTGCTGTTGGTTTTGACAATCAAGGTATTGCTCAAGATTGTCATGGTTTCTCAACTTTTACTTCTGGATTTACATGTTATATTGCATCCATAAGTGAAAACTGTACAGGTACATCTTCTGCATCAGCTGGTATATCAATCAATGGTCAGAATGGTGCAAGACTTCTTAACTGTGTTGGATATAGTACAGCTGGTCAAGGAATAGCTGCAACTAATGGATTCATGATGGGTTGTCATGGATACAGTACTGCAAACAATGGTATTGGTGCAACAAATGGAAATAATGGAACTGGTTCAGCTTACAATTGTACTGCTATATCAGATACATCTTCTGCTTTTGCATTGAGTACACAAAATGCTTATACTATATCTAACTGTACAATAATTGCTAGAGCAGCAAGTTCTGCAGCAGCTGGAATTGAAATATCATTTTATACAGTACCTTATGTTATTGTAGGTAATACAATTCAAGTTACTAGCAATACTGCAAACTGTATTAGATCAAATGCTGCAGCAAGTATAAAATATTCTCAAAATAGATTTAATGGAGCATTAGTTTCTGTAAGTACTAATATAACACAAGCTTTAGTAAATACAGAAGATGCATACGGTAATATAACTCTTTAAAATTAAACACAATGGATAATTTACAACAAATAGTACTTCAAGAAACTACAGCACCGTATGTAAGAGCATTAGCTCAATATGGTGAAGGTTTTATACCAGAGTTGCAAAAAGAAATCATCTATGATGAACTTTCTGATAGTGAAAAGCAAACCTGGGATGCTTTTGTACAACTTATAAAAAGTAAATAATTATGGCTGTTACAGTTTTATCATATGGTCATATACCTGAAAAAGGTATAAACTATACAGCAATTACAGATAGTTCTGCAGATTGGGCATCAGTAGCTAGTAATACATATTTTTATGATAAGACAGATAAGTTGCCACATTACAAAGATGCTAATGGTAACATATTAGATGTTGTAAATAAAACTGATGTTATTCAAGCTGCTTGTTCTGATGAGACAACAGCACTTACTGCAGGTACAGGTAAACTTACATTTAGAATGCCTCATGCAATGACATTAACTGCAGTTAGAGCATCATTAACTACAGCACAAACAAGTGGTGCTATTTTTACAGTTGACATCAACGAAGGTGGTACATCTGTTTTGTCTACTAAGTTGACAATAGACAATACTGAGAAAACATCTACAACGGCTGCAACTGCTGCAGTGATATCTGATAGTGCTTTAGCAGATGATGCTGAAATAACTGTTGACATTGACCAAATTGGTGATGGTACAGCTAAAGGATTAAAGATTACTTTAATTGGTTACAGATCATGATGATAATTAATCCATATAGAGTTCAACCAACTTCCTCTTGTGCTACACCAGCAACAGGAACTGTTACTCAAATTGGTACATTTAGTACAACTACTGCGTTTGTACCAACTTATGGTTTGTATAATTATGGTATTAGTGCAAATATTTATTCATTTGGATTGTCTAATTTACAAATAACTGGTATTCAATTACAAGTAACTGGTTATACTCCAGGTTATCAATATAATAACCAAGAAATTTGGATGGGTGTTATTTCAAATGCAACATTTCCTACTACAACACCACAAGTTGATTTTAGTGATTTGACTTTTGTGGTACCGTTGACAAAAGTTAAAAATGCTTTTACTTATACGATTACTAATAATATTTGGCAACAAATTAACTTTGATACTCCTTTTTGTTATACTGGTACTTCTAACTATGTACTTTTAGTTTGGAAAAACTATGATGGTTCCTGGACATCAGGATATGGAAATGGTCAAGTTGCTAACGTAGTTAGTAAAGGAATGTATGCAGTTAGTGACCCTGCTTTTCCAACCGGAACAGGAACAAGAACTAATTTTCCAATGTTAATTAAAATTGTAACATAATGGCTGTAGATAGACAAGCTTTAGTAAATGAATTAGAACAACACGGAACTGTTGTTTTTTGTGATTCACATTTAGATATGTACTATTTAATAGTAATGGAAAATTGGGATACTGACATTCCAACTTTTGATTCTATTGCTGATAAATATGTATTACAAGATTTTCCTAATCAAGGTATAATAACCTTAGAAAATGGTGTATTAAAAACTCAATATAATCCTTAATAATAAAACTATTATTGTAATTTTAAAATATTAAAAAATTAAAAATGGAAACTGGACTTTTAACAATTGGAATTTTTGTAGCAAGTATTATAATTGCTATTATAGGCTTCTTTTTGAGAAGTGCATATGGTACAATCAACAAACAAATAGAAGTATTAACTTTGGAGAATCAAAAAAGAATTGAAGACCAAGGTAAACTAAAAGGAAAATTTGAATTGTTAGAACAAGAACACAGGTTAAAACTCCAGCATATTGAAGAAAATACTCAACATGAAATTAAGAACATGGCAACTAAAGTAGGAGAATTATCTGATGTTGTAGGTGATCTTGTAAGAATTCAAATGAATGCAACAACAAGAAGAAGAAATAATAATAATAATAATTAAGTTATGTCACTAAAGAAAAGATGGAATGCTAAGACTCCAAAGTTTTGGAAGAAAGTACAAAAGATTGCAATTGTAGCAGGAGCTGTAGCAGGAGTTATTATTGCTGCTCCAATTGCATTACCAGCAGCTGTAGTAACAGCAGCAACATATGTAGTAACAGCAGGAACAGTAGCTGCTACATTATCTCAACTTACAGTAGAAGATACTGAAGTTAAAAAAGTAGAAACCCCTAATATATAAATAATGACAACTAAAAAGAAAAAAGTACAAGACATTGAAGTAGAAGTAAAAACTAAGAAAGTCAGAGCTAAGGTCAAAAAAGAAGGAAAGAAAGTTGACGTAGTAGTTGATACTCCTAAAGTAGATGTAGAACTTCACAAAGATGAAGAGAAAAAAGAGTTCAAACTTGACAGTGAAAAGTTAGATGTTGATGTTAAAAAAACTGACAAAGGAACTGAAGTAAATGTAGTAGCAGAAAATTCTACATTTAAAAAAATTGGTGACTGGTTGGCAAAGTTCTATGCTAAAAAATTTAATAAGAAAAAATGAGTATCCTAGACTTATCCAAAATTAAACAGGTACCTCTTTCGGAAGGACAGTATGTAAATGAGGAGACCAAAAAACTACAAATAGTATTACATCACACAGCAGGTAATTCATCTGCACCAGGAACGATTAAAATGTGGGATGCTGATGGTAGAGGAAGAATTGCCACATGTGTAGTTATATCTGGTAAAGGATTGTCTAAAGATACTTTTGATGGAGAAATTGCTCAAGCATTCTCATCTAAAAAATGGGCATATCATCTAGGTATTAAACCAGATGTATTCCGTGCAAATGCATTACCTTATAAATCATTGGATCCACTTGCAATTGGTATTGAGATTTGCAACTGGGGGCCACTTACTAAAAAAGGTGATAAATTCTATAACTATGTAAATAGAGAAGTTCCTCTAGATCAAGTATGTACATTAGACAAACCTTACAAAGGTTATACACATTATCATGCGTATACAGATGCACAGATTGAATCAGTAAAACAGTTACTTATTTACTGGAATAAAGTACATGGAATTCCTCTTACATATAATGAAAAAGATATGTGGGAAGTTTCTAAGAATGCATTGTCTGCAGTACCAGGATTATATACTCACAATTCTTATAGAAAGGATAAGAGTGATATTTCTCCACAACCTAAAATGATTGCAATGCTTAAATCTCTTGCAGTATGAAGTTCAGAAATAGTTGGAAACACCATAAACCAAATTGGAAAACAATAACTATTAGATGTAGGTTATCTATGTTAGATGTTTTTTCTGTAGAGATAGATCCAGCTAGAAACTTCTATGCATTAACTATTTTAAACTTTACTATTAAAAATAGATAACTATGAAAACAACTAAAAAACCTACTCCTAAAATGTCTGTTGGTGGTGCAAAACCAAAGGCTATTAAACCAATGAAGAAAATGAATGCTGGTGGTGAATCAGACTGTACGGCAGGAGATCCTGGATGTGGTCACAGGAAAGCACAAAGAAAGAATGCTAGAAGAAGATTCTGGAATAGTGATGCTGGTCAAACCATTAAAAAAATTGGTGTTGGAGTTGGTGCTGCCGGAGCTGCTATTGGTGCTTATGCTAAGAATGCATTTGGTGTAAAAGATAAAGTAAATGATTTAATGGGTCATAAAAAAGGTGGTCCTGTTAAAAGAAAAACAGGTGGTGCCATAAAAAAGAAGAAATAGTAACCATACTAACTATAGTAATCCAGGTATTTTCTATGCCTGGATTTTTTTGTTTAAACAATTTCTGTTTAAACTTTTATTGTATATTTGTGTAAACTTTAATTAATATATCATGGAAAACCAACAAATGAATGAGGAGTTATCTCCAGAACAATTAGAAGCAAGGAGAGATGAAATGAAACAGTTTTATGAAAAGTCTATTCCTTATCTAGAAGCACAAGCTAAGTATGAAAAACTACTTACTGAAGTTGAGCAAGCAAGATATCAAAGAGCAACTATGCAATTTCAGTATGCAAACATGATGGCTGCTACTCAAGGTCCTGATTTAGATGATGATGAAAGAGAAGATCTCAGACAAGATTCAGTACCACCACAAAAACCTACAGCACAAGCACCGGCTGGAGGTAAAAAATTAAGAAAAGGGTAATGGCTCTTGTTAATCAAGTACAGAAAAGGGTCAGAATGCCCAAATGGGATATTGTAAAATTTCAGATACTTACTCATTGTTACATTAATCGTGTAACAATGAGTGAATCTGATCTTGACTGTCTTACTCTACTTAGTTTTAATCAACCAATTGAACTTAGTAATTTTTGTCTTGATGCTTCTTCAGAAGAAGATTGGATTTTTAAATCTCCTCAAACTGTCAGAAACAGTATAAATAAAGCTGAGAAAAGTGGACTTGTAATAAAAGATGAAAGCAATAAGAAATTGATAATGCTTAATCCAAATGTAAAAGTTCAAACAGAAGGTACAATTTTATTGGACTATAAATTTTTAGGACATGATACCCAAGAAAGCTAATAGTTTATACAAAGAGATTACAGAACAGTTTGATGTATCTGAAGACTTAGTAGAAAACTTAATTGAAGACTACTATAAAACATTAAGAAAGAAAATGAGTGGTTTAAGTGATTTAAGAATTAATGTAGATGGTCTTGGTCATTTTGTAATCAAGATACAGAAAGTTAAGAAAGCTATACCTCATTATGAAAAAGTTTTAGACAATCATGATACCTCAACATTCGGTGCTTATCATAATAAAAAGAGTGTAGAAGAAAAGCTAGAACTTTTAAATAAAATTCATTCTAAAGCAGAAGAAGAATTATTAAAACGTAAAACCTTTAAAGATGAAAAATACTCTAAAAATAATATGGCAGAACCGGAAACAGATTCTAGAGGGGATAACTAATAGTGTTATCAGAGATGAAACTGTAGAAGAAATTGCCAGACTTAGATATTCTATTTGTGATGAATGTCCAAGTAAAGGAAAGAAATGTGCTGTAAAAGGTACTGCTCCATGTTGTAATGAATGTGGATGTTCACTTAATTTTAAGACTCGTTCTCTTGCATCTGATTGTCCTCTTGGTAAATGGGAAGCACTTGCTACAGTGGAGGAAGAGGATGAATTAGAGAAGTTATGAATTGGCCAGAACTAGAATCTTTTCTAACAGATGGTATTGCTTCTCAAGGTAGAACTATTCATTTGTATACTGGACAAGCAGGAGCAGACTATCTTGCACATGCTATGGCTATAGAAAATTCTGTTGGTTTTGTAGAGTGGATGGAAGAAAGAAAGAAAGTAGATTCTGAAACTGCAAAAAATCTGATCACTATGTTGAGATCAGAAGATATAGATAATTTTAACATAGCAATACTTGCTATAGAACAATTAAAGAAATGATAGTATTTAATGCAAATGATCATAGTTATAAAAGTATTGACGATAATAACATTGATTGGATAAGTGTAACTACACTTGTTTCCCATTTTAAAAAACCTTTTGATGCAAAGAAAACTGCAGAAAAAGTTACTAAAAACAAAAACTCAAAATGGTTTGGTATTGATCCTGTACTTATTCAACAGATATGGACTAATGAAGGAGATAGGTCTACTACTCTAGGAACATGGTATCATAATCAGAGAGAATCTGATCTATGTTCATTAGCATCAATTGAAAGAGAAGGTATTACCGTTCCTGTATTTAAACCAACAGAATTAAAAGATGGAGTAAAAATTGCTCCAGTTCAAAAATTAGAACCAGGAGTCTATCCAGAACATATGGTCTATTTAAGATCAGCTGGTATCTGTGGACAATCAGATTTAGTTGAAGTAGTCAATGGTAAAGTGAATATCATTGACTACAAGACTAACAAAGAAATTAAGAAAGAATCTTATGTTAACTGGGAAGGTGTATCAGATAAGATGGCTCCTCCTATAGATAACTTAGATGATTGTAACTTTTATCATTATGCTTTACAATTAAGTATTTATATGTATATTATACTTAAGCATAATCCAAAACTTAAACCAGGAAGAATTATTATTCATCATGTTGTATTTCAAGTTGAACGTGAAGACAATTGGGGATACCCTGTAACTAAACTTGATGAAAATGGAGATCCTGTTTTAAAAGAAGTTATACCAATTGCAGTACCTTATTTAATAGATGAAGTATTGGCAATTATTCACTATCTTAGTGATAACAGACATAAAATTAAAAAGAAATGATATTAACTAAACTATTTGATGTTCAGAATGGAGTAGTAATTCCTACTGAACATTGTTATACATTAAAAGCTCTTAAAGATGTAATGGTTGAATATCCAGATGATTATCTTAAGATCTATATGTATTTATTCTATATGTCATGTCCTAATCCTGATTTAAATCCATTTTTCTTTACTCCGGATGTAGATAAAGAAAGTATGATAATGGATCAAATTGAAGCAGAGTTCTCTACCGAAGATGATACAATCTATACAGCATTACAGTTTTGTCAAAGGATGTATGAAACACCAACATCAAGAGCATATAAAGGTATTGCTTCTATGTTAGATAGATTAGGTAGATATATGGAAGTAACTCCAATCACACATGGTCGTGATGGAAACATGAATTCATTAATTGCTGCAGCTAAAAATTATGAAGCTATTAGACAATCATTTAAAGGTGCTTACAAAGATCTTCAAGAAGAACAATCAAGTAGAGTGAGAGGTGGACAAGGACTAGCATATGATATGTAATTATGAGTGAAATTTATCAAGACATACCGACCTATGAAAATGGAAAGTGGACAAGTACAAGTTTTGAATCCAGAGAGGACTTCAAAAACTTTATCATCAATGATATATTTAAAGAACCAGGTAAGTATCAATTCAATGAACTTACCAATCAAATATTTATTTCTGAGTCAGAAAAATTTAAAAAAGATGGAGTATATTGTACAGCTCCATACAAATCTAGAGACTACATAAACTATTGGGATGATCAAAAAACAAAATGCCGTAAAGGTATTATTGTAAAAGATGGAGATCTTAAATGGTTTGTTTGTAGAGAATATTATATGTGGTTGAATTTCTTACCAATCTTTGACAAAGAAATTCAAAAATTTGGTTTTGCTAAAATTAGAGATGCCCAATATCATATGGCACTTTATGAATTATTAGCAGAACTTGCTTATAAACATTCAGCAATTTTAAAGAAACGTCAGATTGCATCCTCATATTTTCATATGGGTAAGTTTATAAATCAACAATGGTTTGAAGCAGGGGTTACATTAAAAATGGGTGCATCACTCAAAGATTATATCAATGAAAAAGGATCCTGGAAATTCTTACAAGAATATGCTGCATTCTTAAATGAACATACTGCATGGTACCGTCCTATGTCACCAGATAAAGTAATGATGTGGCAACAAAAGATTGAGGTAAGAAAAGGAGACAGAAAAACTGAAGTTGGTCTCAAAGGTACTATACAAGGTATGTCATTTGAGAAAGATCCAACAAATGGTGTAGGGGGTCCGGTAAAATACTTCTTCCATGAGGAGGCAGGGATTGCACCTAAGATGGATCAGACCTATGAGTATATGAGACCTGCAATGAGGTCTGGTTTAATTACTACAGGTATGTTTATAGCTGCAGGATCCGTGGGTGATTTATCTCAGTGTAATCCTTTAAAGGATATGATCTTAAATCCAACATCAAAAGATATTTATGCTGTAGAAACAGATCTGATTGATGATAAAGGTACTACAGGTTTGTCAGGTTTATTCATTCCTGAACAATGGTCAATGCCACCCTATATTGATGACTATGGTAATTCACTTGTAGAAGAAGCATTAGAAGCATTAGAAAAACAGTTCCAACAGTGGAAAGATGAATTATCTCCGGAAGATTACCAGCTTCGTATATCTCAGCATCCAAGAAATATTAAAGAAGCTTTTGCATATAGAACTGTATCTGTATTTCCCCCACATCTTCTTGCTGCACAAGAAAGAAGAATAGAAGAAAAAGAATACGGGTATGAGTACTTAGATATATCAACTGATATAGAAGGGAAACCTGTAGTTACTAAAAGTAACAAAAGACCAATTATGGAATTCCCTATTAACAAAAAGACTGAAGATAAAACAGGATGTCTTGTTGTATGGGAAAGACCGATTGCCAATCCTGAATTTTCTACATATTATGCATCTGTTGACCCTGTAGGTGAAGGTAAAACTACAACATCAGAATCATTATGTTCTATATACATTATGAAAGCTCCGGTACAAGTTACTAAAGTTACAGGTGTAGAAACTGAAACATACATAGAACAAGGTAAAATAGTTGCTGCTTGGTGTGGTAGATATGATGATATAAATAAAACACATCATCAATTAGAATTAATAATTGAATGGTATAATGCTTGGACTCTTGTAGAAAATAACATATCTCTGTTTATTCAATACATGATTCAAAGAAGAAAGCAAAAATATTTAGTACCTAAGAGTCAAATTATGTTCCTAAAAGATTTAGGATCTAACAATAATGTATTCCAGGAATATGGATGGAAAAATACAGGTACTTTATTTAAAGCACACCTTCTTAGTTATGCTATAGAATATACTAAAGAAGAACTAGATCAAGAATTAAAACCAGATGGAACTGTAGTAAGAACAACTTATGGTATTGAACGTATACCAGATCCAATGTTGATTAAGGAAATGAGAGAATATGCAGATGGAGTCAATGTGGATAGACTTGTTTCATTTGCAGCTTTAGTTTCTTTTATGAAAATCCAAGAATCAAATAGAGGGTATTCTAAAAGAACAATTATGGATGATGTAGCCAAAAACTTGCAAAAGTCAGAAAATTTGTTTAAATTAAATAAGAGCCCGTTCAAACATATGGGAATGAAGGGTATGGCAAATAATATGAGTGGGTTTAAGAAATCTGCATTTAAAAATATTAAATAAGAGTTATGCAAATATACAACGCATTACAGGCTAAGAAAGGTGCTAAAACTGAACAAAACAGGTTAGGTAGTATAACTCAACCATTACAGTTTTTACCTAAGAAAGATAAAACAGAAGAATGGGCTGCTTGGAATCTTGATTGGTTGGAGTGGCAAGGATTAAAACAAATCCGAAGGAATGCCAGAAGACTGATGAAAAATTATAAACTTGCAAAAGGTGTAATTGATAGATCAGATTATATCATTGAAGAAGATAATGAATATAGAGATGTAGTTGAGCTTCTTACTAAAGAAGATGTCTCAGCATTAGAATTAAAGTTTTATCCAATTATACCTAACGTAGTTAATGTACTAGTTGCAGAATTTGCTAAAAGATCAAGTAAACTTACTTATAGAGCCATTGATGATTTCTCATATAATGAGATGATGGAACAAAAAAGAAGTATGGTTGAGCAAACATTAATGGCAGATGCTGCTACAAAGATGTTAGCTGCAATGCTTGAACAAGGATTAGATCCTAACTCTGAAGAAGCCAAACAACAATTACAACCTGAAAATTTAAAGTCATTACCTGAGATTGAACAGTTCTTTAAAAAAGATTACCGTTCTATGGTAGAACAATGGGCTGAACATCAACATAAGGTAGATGTTGAAAGGTTTAGAATTGATGAATTAGAAGAAAGAGGATTCAGAGATATGTTAATTACTGATAGAGAATT